TAACACAGATTTAAAATGACAGATACAATCGCTATTGTACAACCCGATGAAGCACTTCAGGTAGCAGTCTCTGAGGGTGTTCTTACACTTTCTTCATCAAATGTGGCTAACCCTTCTGTAGTCGAATCGATGTCTAATATTGCAGACGTTGATACCGCAGTTAAGGTTAATGGGTCTATTTTGGTATACAAAACAACAACAAATAAGTGGACATCCACAACCACCCTCGATGCACAAAACATGGAAGGTGGAGAATTTTAATGGAGAAATAAAAAGATGGCATCTATTATTAGAATTAAACGTTCTGGTACATCTGGTAACCCAAGTACATTGGGTGCTGGTGAATTAGCGTATTCAGCCTTAACAGACAATGGTTCAAACGGCGGAGATCGTTTATACATTGGTATGGGTACAGAGACTGCAGGTAATGCAGTCAATCACGTGGTTATCGGCGGTAAGTTCTTTACCGATATGTTGGATCACAACAAAGGTACATTAACATCAAACTCTGCCTTAATCACTGACGCAGACAGCAAGATTGATAACCTATTAGTTGACAACTTACAACTTAACGGCAACACATTAAGTACTACAAACGCCAACGGTGATTTAAACATCACCCCAAACGGTACTGGTAAGTTAGTTCTTACAAACACATATATCGGCGATACAAGCACTTCTCTTGCTGAGTATATTCAAGACGTCTCTGGTGGCGCTATTGTAGATAGCTCTGAAATTGACGCTACATACGACGATGTTGCAGGTACTACTTCACTAGCTCTTAAGAATACTACTGTCACTGCTGGTTCTTACGGTTCTTCTACTCAAATCCCAACATTCACTGTTGATAGTAAAGGTCGTGTAACTGCTGCAGGTACTACTGCTCTAGCAACAACTCTGAACATTACTGGTGATACTGGTTCTGATGGTATCTCTCTTCTATCCGAGACTCTAAGTTTCGTTGGTGGTACAGGTATCACATCCAGTGTAACAGCAAACACTGTAACATTTGATATTGATTCAACTGTTGCTACATTGACTGGCGCACAGACTCTTACTAATAAGACTCTAACTGCTCCAGTTATTGCTACTATCGTAAACAGCGGTACATTAACACTACCAACATCTACTGATACATTAGTCGGTCGCGCGACTACTGACACATTGACTAATAAGTCTATCAGTGGTTCTACAAACACGCTGACTAACATTGCTAACGCATCTCTTGTCAACAGCTCTGTAACAATTGGTTCTACAACTGTTTCTTTGGGTGGTACATCTACTTCAATTGCTGGTGTTACTCAATTAGACGTTGATAACATTCGAATTGACGGAAATGCGATCTCTTCCACAAATACCAACGGTGACGTAGTTATTGATCCGAATGGTACTGGAAATGTAAACGTTTCTTCTGCTCGTATCACTAACGTAGCAGAACCTGTAAATGATAGCGACGCTGCTACAAAGTACTACGTTGACGCTGCTCGTTCTGGTCTAGACGTTAAGGCTTCTGTAAAAGCTGCTACAACTGGTAACATTACGCTAAGCAACACACAGACTGTTGACGGTGTAGCACTATCTGTCGGCGATCGTGTATTGGTTAAGAACCAAACTACTGGATCTCAAAACGGTATCTACGTTGTTGCTTCTGGTTCATGGGCTCGTTCTGCTGATGCTGATAACAATCCAGGTGGTGAAGTCACTTCTGGTATGTTCTGTTTCGTTGAACAGGGTACAGTTAACAGCGACGCTGGTTTCGTTCTAACAACTAATGACCCAATCGTATTGGGTACTACTGCTCTAGACTTTGCTCTATTCTCATCTTCTGGTACTCTGATTGCAGGTAACGGTCTTTCTAAGAACGGTTATACACTAGAAGTCAACGTAGCACCTAGCGGTGGTATTGAGATCTCTGCGGATTATCTACAGTTGTCATCTACTGTTGCTGGTGGTGGTCTAACACTAACATCTGGTGTTCTAGCCGTTGGTGGTACAGCTGATCGAATCGCGATTAGCGCAGACAGCATTGACATCGCTTCTACATACGTTGGTCAAACTTCTATCACTACACTTGGTACAATCGGTACTGGTGTATGGCAAGGTACTGTTGTTGCTCCAACATACGGTGGTACTGGTGTTAATAACGGTTCTAAGACTATCACTCTTGGTGGTAACCTTACAACTGCAGGTGCATATGCTACTACATTGACAATGACTGGTGCCACAAGCATCACATTACCAACTACTGGTACATTGGCTACTCTAGCTGGCACAGAAACCTTAACTAATAAGACTATCACTGGTGCTGTAATCAGCGGTGGTTCTATTAACAACACACCTATCGGCGCTACTACTGCTAGCTCAGGCGCTTTCACTACTGTTAATGCTTCTGGTACTATTACTGCTCAAGGTAACATTACTGGTGCAGGCGCAGCAACTTCTACTCTCGATGGTTTCAACATCGATGGTGGTACATACTAATTGACTAAATAAATTAGTTCGCTGGGGTTTTTACCCCAGCCTTAACCTTTTTAGGAAGATGAATGAGTAATCAAATTATACTCAAGAAGTCTTCAGTCGGCGCAAAAGTTCCACTGACGACAGACTTGGCATACGGTGAGTTAGCATTAAACTATGCTGATGGTAAACTGTATTTCAAGAATTCTTCCAACACAATCCAATCGTTCTCAAGCGGTTCGGCAACTGGCTCTAATGGTATTCAGGTACACCCAACTCTGAATGTAGTTACATTAGACAGAACACTCAATCCTTCTAAAACATATTACGCCACTGCAACAAACTTAGTTGCAGGGGTTGCTGGCGCAGATTATACACTTGCGGGTGATATAAATGGAGCAGATCCAACAATCAATCTTGTTGTTGGAGATACACTTGTACTTGATGTTAATGCTCCTGGCCATCCACTGTTAATTAAAACTGTCCAAGGAACTGGAACAGGTAATGTTGTTACACAAGGTGTAACAGGTTCAGGTACTACAAGCGGAAGACTGACGTGGAACACGACTGGGATTGCTGCTGGTACATATTATTACCAATGTCAAAACCACCCCAATGATTGGGGCACTATCATTCTAACTGCAGCGCCAATTACAATTGGTTCTGACGCATCACAAGTTAATATTGGTAAAGCAACAGGTAGTGTTTCTATCCCTGGATCTTTAAGTGTTACTGGAAGTATCACTGGAAACGTTTCAACAGCAACAGCCTTAGCTTCTGGACGTACAATTTCTCTAACTGGTGATGTTACTTACACATCAGGCGCGTTTGATGGTACTGGTAATGTTACTGGTACTGCTACACTAGCCAATACCTCTGTTACTGCTGGTTCTTATGGTTCTTCAACAGAAATTCCAGTAATTACTGTTGATGGTAAGGGTAGAATTACATCTGCGTCAACGTCATCTATCTCCATTCCAAGTGGAAGTTTAACATTTACTGGTGATGTTACTGGTTCAGGAACTACAGGTTCTTCAACATCATTAACTCTTGCTAATACTGGTGTTGCTGCTGGAACTTATTCCTATGTAACTGTTGACGCCAAGGGTCGCGTAACAACAGCATCTCAAGCAACTACAACTAATATTGCTGAGGGAACAAACCTTTACTATACTCAAGCAAGATTTGATACTGCATTAGCTGCTAAGAGTACAGACAATTTAACAGAAGGCTCTAACCTTTACTATACTAACGCGAGAGCAAGAGCTGCTCTTTCAGCTGGTACTGGTATTTCATATAATAGCACTACTGGTGCCGTCGCTGTTGATACATCAGTAATTTCAACTAAATCATATGTTGACACTTCTGTTGCTAACTTAGTAAACTCTGCACCATCAACATTAAATACATTATCTGAAATTGCATCTGCTTTAGGAAATGATCCTAATTTAGCAACTACTTTAACTACATCAATCGGAACTAAATTAGCAACTGCTGATTTCACTGCCACAGCAAATACTTGGCTTGGAACAAAATCAACCACTAATTTAGCAGAAGGCACTAATCAGTATTTCACAACAGCACGAGCACGTGCTGCTATTAGCGTTACAGGAAACGGTTCTTATAACTCTACAACTGGTGTCTTAACAATTACTGGTACTTCTGGCGGTACTACTTTATCAGCGTTAACAGACGTTAACCTTAGTAACCCGAATGTCCAACAAGTTCTTACATACAATGGTACTCAATGGGTCAACGCTGACTCTAACGCCGTTGTTGCTTCTGCGGTTTTCGCTTCTTCTCAATACGATATGGGTTTGGTTACTGACGGTGTGATAACTGTTTATGAAGATGAGGGACTAGTTACAGGAGTATCAAACAACATCTATGACTTGGGTGTTTTGAGCTTTACAGGTATTATCTCATTAAACAACATCGACCAGTCAGTCAAATCAGACTATCTCGGTTACTCTATTATTTTCGGCTTCTAAGGATATACAATGGCACGTCAGTTAATTGAAAAATACATATTTTCCCCAAACGCAGCAGGATATGGAACTGTAAAAATTCCAGGTAAAGTTGATCTGACTCAACTTCTGATTATTGCGAACAAAACACAACAGACCAACATCTATGCGATTGGTGACCCTACTAAGAATGGTACCCTCTCATACGATCCGAATGATACTACCTTTATGGGTGGTTCTTCTCAGTACTCTGAACAAATTGGTGCCAGTTTAGTAACATTCGCTGCAGACACTTCTGCAATGTTAGCGTCTGATAAACTTGCTATTTACTCTGACGCACCAAAACAAATCGGTAACATTGTTCGCCCGTATGCTTTCGGCGTTGATGCTATCGAACGTCAGCGTGTTGCTCAGCCAATGGCTATGATTGACGCTGACTTTGAATACGGTCTACAACCAACTAAGTGGCAGAACTATTCTGACATCCGTGGCATTCCAGGTATTTACGAAAAACCAGGTCTTGACTTGTTCATGACTAACATTACATCAGATGGTGGTAACCCATCTATTATGACTGTAACTTGTTCTCAGGCGCACGGTCTTGTTGTAGCACAACCAGTTATTATCTTCGGTGCTGCTGGTGTATCAAACGCAGCCCGAGCAGAAGGCGCTTTCGTAGTTTCTTCTGTCCCATCTTCTACTACCTTTACATTTTTCGCTAAAGGTATCGTTGGTGTAAACGGCACTTCTGTTTATAACCAATCCACTTATGCTCGTCGTGGTGGTTTCTATGCTGGTGCTGATCTTCCAATTACTGGATATACATCTGACGCCAACTCTCCGTCTAAGATTACAGTTACATGTTCTGCTCCACACGGTCTAGTTGCAGGATGTCCACTGGTTAACATTGTTACTTCTACTGGAACATACCACGAACTAATGGGTGGTAACTTCTTCGTTGAAACAGTACCATCTGCGACTACGTTTACATTCACTGCCCGAGTTGGTGGTGCTGTGGCAAACTCTGGTATCGTCGCTAAGACTTACACTCGCTCAGACGCTTACGTTCAACATCGTCCATTTGACGGTGGTGTTAACATCGGTACATTCTTACCTTCTCATGGTGCTTCTGTATCTCGTCAGACTAAGAAATACATGCGTTACCAATCGGGTAAAGGTATGCTGTGGACTTCTGGTGTTCTGTTTAACCCAGTTATGAACTTGGATCAAATTTCTGCTGCAGGCACTGCTGTTGGTTCTGTGATTACAGTTTCAACTGAGATCGACCATGGTCTTCAGGCTGGTGCCACTATTCAGATCGCTGGTGTTGTTACATCTGGATATAATGGAACATATGGTGTTGCTTCTATTGTTAACGAATCTACATTCACTGTAAACGCTATTACTACATTGGGTGGCACCGCTGCCGTTATTACAAACCTTCCACGTGTTACTGTTAAAAACTGGGTTGGTGCTTCTACTCGATGTGGTCCATTCGATGACCAAAACGGTATTTTCTGGGAATATGATGGTCAAGAATTAGCTGTAGTTAAACGTTCTGCGACTTACCAGTTGTCTGGTTTCATTAATGTGACTGCAGGTTCTCAATCTGTCACTGGCTCATCTTGTCGTTTCACTCAACAATTAAAGGTTGGTGACTCTATCGTTATTCGCGGTATGACATATCGTGTAGGTTCTATTACAGACGACAACACTATGTCTATCAACCCAGAGTATCGTGGTGTTAACAATTCTTCAGGTATTAAAATTGCGCAGGTTATAGACCAACGCATTCCACAATCTCAATTCAACATCGATAAGATTGATGGTACAGGTATCTCTGGTTACAACATTAACCTAAACAAGATGCAGATGCTTGGTATCTCGTTCTCTTGGTATGGTGCTGGTTTCATCGACTTTATGTGTCGTGGTGGTGACGGTAATATGATCCAAGTTCACCGCATGAAACAGAACAACATTAACGATGAAGCGTACATGCGTACAGGTAACACTGCAGTTCGTTATCAAGCGATCAACGAATCTGCAAGAGATCGTTTAGCCACAGCTATGAACAACACTCAAACAAGTATGGATCTAGTTGATGCATACCGTTTCCCATCTACTGGAGGTGTTGTTCTTATTGATAGCGAGTATATTACGTACACTGGTAAAAATGGAAATACACTAACTGGTTTAACACGTGGATCATCGTTCACTATGTTCGTTGGTGGTTCCAATAAAACATTCTCTGGTGGAGCAGCTACATCACATGCTGTTGGTAATGGATTCAACTCAGTAACGCTAATCAGCTGCACATGTTCACCAATTATTAACCACTGGGGTTCTTCTTACATCATGGATGGTAACTTTGACTCAGATCGTGGTTACTACTTTAACTATGCTGCAACTGGTATTTCTTTATCTGCTGGTCAGTCTAAAACTGCGTTCTTCTTACGTTTAGCTCCATCAGTATCAAACTCTATTGCTGGTAACTTCGGAGATCGTGATTTGATTAACCGTTCTCAGTTGCTGTTGCAAAACTTACAAATTCAATCAGACGTTCCAGTTCAAGTTTACGGTATCTTGAACCCAGGAAATATTGATGCTTCTTCATTAACTTGGACTGCGGTTAACACTGTTGGTCTTGGATCACAACCATCTTTTGCTCAAGTCTCTACAAGCGTTTCTACTGTAGCCACTCCAGGTGAGCAGAACTTCTCAACACTTGGACAACCAGCTGGTTTCGCTGAGATTGACTTGAAGAACTTGAAAGAATTGACCAACTCCGCTATTGGTGGTTATTCAAACTATCCAGACGGTCCAGACGTTTTAGCAGTTGTCGTTAAGAACATCGCTTCAACTGGCAGCGCGTCAAACACTAACATTAACTTATTCTGGTCTGAAGCACAAGCCTAAATATATCGAATTAGAGGAAAACTATGTCAACACAAGTACAATTTAGACGAGGTACAACAACACAGAACAATGCGTTCACAGGCGCTATTGGTGAAATTTCTGTTGACACCGATCTTAAAACGATTCGTCTACACGATGGAACTACCGCTGGTGGTGGTTCCACTATGCTTAATACTGTCTCTGCGCAGACAGCGTTAAACAAAACATTTAGCACTGGTTCTGTATGGCAGGGTAATGCTGTTGGCTTAGCATATGGTGGTACTGGGTCTTCATTAACAGCAAATGCTGGCGCAGTTCCATATTCTACTGCGAATGGTTTAGCTCTTTCTGCTTCTGGTACTTCTGGACAAATTTTAACATCTGGTGGTCTTGGCGCTCCTACTTGGGTTGCTGCTTCTTCTATCTCTGCTGGTACAGCTACTTTAGCTACTACTGCCACTAACATTGCTGGCGGTTCTGCTGGTCAGTTGATTATTCAAGCTGATACTGGTTTATCTACATTCATTACTGCTGGCGCGTCTGGTACGTTCTTGCGCTCTGCTGGTGCTGGTTATGCTCCTACTTGGGCTACTGCTGACGTTACAATCGGCTCTACAGTTATTTCTTTGGGAAGTTCTTCTACTTCTCTGGCTGGTTTAAACATTGTTGCTGCGACTGGAACTAGTCATTGGACTCTTCCAGTTGGTACTACTGCTCAACGCCCAGCGTCTCCATCAGCTGGTATGGTTCGTTATAACTCCACTCAATTCACGTTTGAGGGTTATTCTTCTGGATCATGGGCTTCTCTCGGTGGTGTCAAATCTGTTGACGGTTTCACGTATATTATTGCAGAAACTTCAGCTGGCGCGTCTAATGGTGAATTAGAATTCTATGTTGAGAATGCTGCTGGTACTGGCACAACCAAAGCTGGTGGTTGGACACGATCTGCGTTAACTGTAAACAACAATTTAATTGTTACTGGTGACTTAACTGTAAACGGTACAACTACTACAATCAATGCGACAACATTGGATGTGGCTGACTTAAACATCACAGTAGCTAAAAACGCATCAACAGCAGCTGCAGCTAACGGTGCTGGTTTAACAGTTGCGGGCGCAGCAGCTACAATCACTTACGCTAACTCTGATGACTCTTGGAACATAAACAAGAAGTTAAACGTTTCTGGAAATATTGTTGGTACCTTGGTTGGTACTGCAAACAACATTCGCGATTACACGATTAACCAAAGCGTAGGTACAGGTAACTCTCCTACATTCGCTTCAGTAACTTCTGGTGGATTCCAAACTTCTTCTGACGTAAGATTAAAAACTGGTATCGAAAATTCTGTTTATGGTTTATCAGAAGTTTTACAACTGCGTTCTGTTAAGTACGTTAAAGACCAAAAAACAGAAGTTGGTTTTATTGCTCAGGAAATTGAAACCATCTTACCAGAATTTGTTTCTGAAAATTCTGATGGTATGAAAACTGTTAATTATGGACAGATGGTTTCTGTTTTAGTTAAAGCAATACAAGATCTTAAATCTGAAGTTGATACACTTAAAGCCCAATTAGGAAAATAAAATGGCTATCCCAACATCTAGAGAAAGTCTAAAACAATACTGTCTAAGAGCACTCGGTGCTCCAGTGTTGGAGATTAACGTTGACGACGATCAACTAGAAGATCGTATTGACGAATGTCTAGACTACTGGCGTCTGTATCACTATGAAGGTATTGAAGAAGTTTATTTGAAACAACAGATTCGTGCCTCGGAGATCGTTCTAACTACTTCTGTGGCAGATCAATTCGCTCTGGAAGAACATATTACTGGATTGAGTTCTGGAGCTAAAGCTACAGTAACTCGCGAATCACAACGCACTTCTACTGGCACTCTATTGCTGGTGAAGAATATTGTTGGTACATTCCAAGCTGGCGAGGCTATTCAAGGAACAACAGTTACTGCAACTACAGTTTCTATTACACCTCGCGAGTATGATAATCGTTATATCAATATCCCAGACTATGTCTATGGTATTACAGATGTTCTTTCTATTGGTCAAGCGTCTTCTTCTAAGAACATTTTCGACTTACAATACCAATTACGCCTAAATGACCTGTATGACTTAACATCTACATCTATCATTTACTACACAACTGTTATGCAGCATCTAGACTTACTAGACTGGACTCTTAACGGTAAAGACAATTTCCGATTCAACCGCCTACAAGATCGTATGTATCTTGATATCAACTGGCAGTCTGATGTAGCCTTCGGTGATTACATTATCATCAAATGCTATCGCGCCATGGATCCAACTCAATGGTCTAAGATCTGGAATGAGGCATGGTTGAAGCGATATGTCACAGCACAGTTCAAGAAACAGTGGGCTATCAACATTAAGAAATTCTCTGGAATTCAACTTCCAGGTGGTGTTACTTTAGATGGCGATAAGCTATACCTCGAAGCTACACAAGAAATCGCTCAGTTAGAAGATGATTTGCAAAACAAGTCTGCTCCACTAAACTTTATGATGGGTTAAGATGTCAACAACTAATGTTTATTTTTCTCACGGCACTCGCAACGAGCAGTACCTTGTAGAAGACCTAATCATCGAATCGTTGCGTATGTACGGCAACGAGGTTATGTACATTCCAAGAACATTAGTTTCTAAAGACAATATCCTAGGTGAAGATCGTCTTAGCGAGTTTAAGTCGGCATTCCCTATCGAAATGTATTTCGAAAACGTAGATTCATTCGGTGGACAGGGCGCGTTTATCCAGAAGTTTGGTTTAATGGTAGAGCAATCTGCTACACTTGTAGTTGCTCGTCGTCGCTGGGATCAGTTTGTTGGTCGTTATGGTGTAACACAATTACCGAATCGTCCGAACGAAGGTGATTTAATCTATTTCCCATTATCAAAAGGTTTGTTCGAAATTAAGTTCGTGCAACACCAAGACCCGTTCTATCAACTCGGTAAGCTGTATGTTTACAAGTTACAGATTGAATTGTTCCAGTACTCTTCAGAAGCTATCGATACTGGAATCGCTGCTATCGATACATTCGAGTCGCTTAAGACGTTCAACACAAATACTACTCGCAACCCACATGGCGAGATCACTAAGGTTAATGTGACAAATACTGGCTCTGGTTATAGCACTGCTGAAGTCACATTGACAAGTTCTTCTGGATACGGTGCTGTACTAACTCCAGTTATCACTAATGGTTCTATTACAAGTATTACCATAACAAATCCAGGTACTGGATTTAAAACTGCTCCTATCTTAACGATCACGGGTAACGGTACTGGTGCTCTTGCCAACTGCGAGATTGAAACCAATATTGACAAGACTGACTCGTTCGGCGATAACAACAAATTTAAAGAAGAAGCATCAACAGTTCTAAACTTTGATGATTCAAACCCTTTCGGTGAGATACAATAATGCTTAATGGAAACGTATACTACCACGGCATCATCCGCAAGAGCATTGTGGCTTTTGGTCGTTTGTTTAGTGATATCTATATCGACCGTAAAGTCGGAGACTCTGTAAATGGCACAACAGCACAACGTCTGCAGATTCCTCTAGCCTATGCACCGAAAGAAAAATGGATTGTTCGTTTGGACTCTGATCCAAACTTAGAGAACAATACGTATACCACTCTACCGAGAATGTCTTTCGAAATCACTGGTTATCGTTACGATGCCCAGCGTAAGACTAATCGAATGCAACAAATTAAATCTGGCACTGGTAATACTCAGTCTACTGTTTATACCCCAGTTCCATATACTCTAGATCTTTCTTTGTATATCTTAACAAAGACTCAAGAAGATGGTTTGCAGATTATCGAGCAGATCCTTCCAACATTCACTCCAGAGTACACCCTAACAATTAACACTATTCCAGATATGGGTATCCAAAGCGATGTTCCTATCATCTTAAATAGTGTGCAAGTAGATGATGAATATGATGGTTCTTTCCAAGACCGTCGATTCGTAACTCATACATTGAACTTTGAAATGAAGTTGAATTTATATGGTCCAGTTTCTGATAGAAACGTCATCACCCAAGTTAATGCGGGTGTTGGACAAAACGAAAACTTTGCTAATCCGAATAGGGTTTATACAGCAAATGGTGATGCAACTACAGCGACAGTTTCCAGTGAAGACTGGACTAACAACTTTTAATGGCAGAAAATTATAATTCAAACGCAAACTTAAAGGCAGCTGGGGTTCAGGTACAGTTTACTCCTGAACAAGTCCAAGAGTATATCAAATGCTCCCAAGACCCGATCTACTTTATTGAAAACTATTGCTATATTGTTTCTCTAGATCATGGCTTGATTAAGTTCGCTTTATATGATTGTCAGAAAAACAAGATCAATGTCATCCATAATAACCGTCGTGTTATCCTCATGGAAGGACGTCAACAGGGTAAGACGACTACGTCTGCTGCCTACATTCTTTGGTACACTCTATTCCAATCGAACAAGAACGTAGCTATCTTGGCTAACAAAGCCACTGCTGCGCGTGAAGTTTTGGATCGTTACCAGACTATGTACGAGGCTCTTCCAATGTGGCTCCAGCAAGGTGTTACGACTTGGAACAAAGGTGACATCGAATTAGAGAACGGGTCTAAGGTATTCACTGCAGCGACATCTGCCTCTGGTATTCGTGGTAAGTCTGTAAACTTATTGTACGTTGACGAAGCTGCGATTATTCCAAACACTGTTGCTGAACAGTTCTTCACTTCTGTTTACCCTACTATTTCTGCGGGTCAAACAACAAAGATTCTTTTATCTTCTACGCCACTTGGCTACAATCACTTCTGGAAATTCTGGAATGATGCTGAGAAAGGTCGTAACGGATTCGTGCCATTGTTCATTCCATACTGGGAAATTCCAGGTCGTGATGAGAAGTGGGCTGCTGAACAGAAAGCAATGCTTGGTGAACTCAAGTATAACCAAGAGGTTGCGTGTAAGTTCTTGGGTTCTAGCTTAACATTGGTTAGCGCCGATGTTATCGCTAAGATGTCTGTAGACCCAATCATCTATCAGAAAGATGGTTTAGACATCTATGTACGTCCATCCGCTGGGCATACATATTGTATTATTGCTGACGTTGCTAAGGGTGTTGGCGGAGACCACTCTGCCTTCCAAATTATCGACATCACAGAAGTACCTTACCGTATTGTTGGTAAGTACAGAAATAACGAGATTAGCCCGCTGTTGTATCCTAACGTTTTATACAAGATTGGTAAGGAATACAACGAGGCTTATATCTTAATTGAAACGAACATTAGTGAACAGGTTGCTCACATCCTTTATAGTGAACTCGAATATGAGAACATTCTAATGGTGAACCGACACACAAATGGACAAG